GGCGTGCCGATGCCGACGTTCATGCTGTGGGTTGGGCAGGATGCGGAGCTGGCCGACAGGTACGCGCAGGCGCGCGAGAACTTCGTCGAACGCATCGCCCAAGAGGTCATGGAGTTATCCGACGTCGATGTCGGAGAAACCCCCGATGGCCGTAAAGACTGGGCCGCCGTGCAAAAGCACAAACTCCAGGTAGATACTCGCAAGTGGCTGTTATCGAAACTGGCGCCGAAAAAATACGGCGAGAAACTCGAGATCAGCGGAGACGATAAATCGCCGCTGGTTCACAGAATTGAGCTGATCGCAAAATCTGAATGACCACGGCCCGCGTCGAGCTGCCGCCGAAAATCCTCGGGGTTTTCAAAGAACCCAGGGGGGCATACCTGTACCGCGGCGTCTACGGCGGCCGCGGCAGCGGCAAGAGCTTCAGCATGGCCCTCATGGCGGCCATCTGGGGTTTCATCGAGCCGCTGCGGGTGCTGTGCACGCGCGAGCTGCAGGTGAGCATCAAAGAGTCATTCCATGCCGAGCTCAAGGCGGCCATTGCGGCATACCCGTGGCTCGCAGCTCATTACGACGTCGGGGTGGACTACCTGCGCGGACGCAACGGCACGGAGTTTCTGTTCCGCGGCCTGCGCAACAACATTACGGCTGTGAAGTCCACGGCCAAGATCGACCTGACCATCGTCGAAGAGGCAGAGGACGTGCCCGAGTCGGCCTGGCTGGATCTCGAGCCGACCGTTTTCCGCCAGCCCAAGGCCGAGATGTGGGTGCTGTGGAACCCGCGCCTGGACAACAGCCCGGTAGACACGCGGTTTAGAAAGCGGCCGCCAGACCGGTCAAAAATTGTCGAGATCAACTGGCAGGACAATCCGTTTTTCCCGCCCGAGCTGGACGAGCTGCGCCGCCGCCAGGAGGCCATGATGGATCCAGGCACATATGCGCATGTCTGGGACGGCGCCTACCTGACCAAAAGCGATGCCCAGGTGCTGGCCGGCAAGGTCGCAGTGCGCGACTTTGAAGCAGGCGGGCCTGCCTGGGACGGGCCTTATTACGGCCTGGACTTTGGCTTTGCGCAAGACCCGACCGCCGCGGTGCGCTGCTGGATCAAAGACTCTCGCGTTTGGGTTGACCACGAAGCACAGGCCAAAGGCCTCGAAATCGACGCTACAACCGATTTTCTGGCGCAGTTGATACCAGGGGTGCAGCAGCACACCATGCGCGCCGACAGCGCCCGTCCAGAGTCCATCAGCTACCTGCAACGGCACGGCTTGCCCAGGGTGGTGCCAGTGGCCAAATGGCCGGGCAGTGTCAACGACGGCATTGCGCACTTGCGCAGTTACGCCGAGATCGTGATTCATCCTCGATGCAAGCATCTGATCAAGGAGACCAGCCTGTACAGCTACCGCGTGGATCGGCTAACGGGCGACATCATGCCCGATGTCGTGGACGCTTGGAATCACGGAATCGACGCTGTGCGTTATGCGCTAAACCCTTTGATCCGCCAGCGCGACTCAGGCGCTGCAGCGGTTAGGATTCAAGGCCTATGACACCAGCCGAAGAACTCGCACTATTGGACCAGCTTTCGGCCGACGTCGAAGCGCAGGTGCTCGCCGCCTACCGGCGCGCGATGGACCTGATGCGCCGCGGCACTGCGCCGCGCGATGCCATCACGCGGGTGATGGACTCATTTACCGGTGAGTTCGCCGACCTAATGGCCGCATCGCTGTCCGCAGTGCTTCAGCGCAGCGTAGGCACCGAGTCGGCCTTGGCCATCAACATCGGACCCGTCTCCCTATCGCGCAAGCTGTACGCCGAGGCGCAGGACGTCTCCAACATCGTGGCCGGCATCGTGCAGCGCAACGTGCGCGGCTATCAGGACTCCAAGCGCCTGGCGTTGCAGCTGTTCGAAGGCTACGGGTTTCGAGAGCCAGACGCTGAGCCGCTGCAGATCAATCCCGAGAACCCGAAGCTGCCGAAGTACATGCGAGAGATCCTGGACCCGGATCCCGTGCGGCGCAAGATGGCCCAGGCCTTTGCGCGCATCCAGGTGGACGGACTGTCAACGCCAGCCCTGCGCGCGGCCTACAGCCAGGCCCTGGACGCGATAGAAGACATTCAGGGCACCGTGGGCAGGGTGGAGCTGGAAAAGACGCTTAAAACGGCGTTCTACGAGCGCACGCGGTACTTTGCCGAGCGCATCGCCAGGACCGAGGCGCACCGGGCATACTCCCAGCGCGAGGCGCAGATCCAGCTGGAAGACGAAGATCTGGAGTTTGTCCAGATCCGCAGGAGCCGCACCAGCACCGCGCCGTGCATCTGTGACCTGATTACCGGCCGCGATCAGTACGGGCTTGGCCGTGGGGTGTACCCGAAAGCCAAGGCCCCGAATCCGCCCTTCCACCCGTTTTGTTTACCTGGCGACGCGCTCATAACGTCCGCTGTCAACATCGCGGCGGTTAGTAAACGCTGGTATGACGGAGATATGGTCGTCATCACAACGGCCACCGGCCAACGTGTGACCGCGACAGTCAATCACCCTGTACTCACGAGCGCCGGATGGATTGCTGCGGGCTTGCTGAACGTAGGTGGCAATGTGATCAGCCGTGTCGGCGCCGAATCGGTAGTGGGCTACTCCTTCATCGACGACCAGCATCAGCACATGCCAGCCCGCATTGCCGAGATAGCGGATGCGTTTTTCAGTTCGAGCAAGGTGGCGACCAGAGAAGTGCCATTGACCACCGAACACTTCCACGGCGACGGGATAGCAGGCAAGGTCGCAGTTATAGGGGCCAATCGCAAGCTGTGGGATAGGGTCGATGCCTTGGCCGCGCAAGGCATGCATGATTCGTTGCTCGTGTTCGCTGACGGAGGACTGACTCGCTTGCTTGGCGATGGCGCATTTGACCAAGGTCTTAAAGCTGCGCTTCGTGCCTCGAATGGAGTTGTGAGCGTTTGCAGCAAGTGCGAGCCTTTGGTCTTTGGTGAGCTTGCTCATCCTGACGATGCTGGCTTCGCTCTGCCCCCGAAGCTGGACCCCGGCTTGAATCAGCCTGCGTTCGATGACGTTGCGGCTGACGCTGAACTCGCCAGAAATATCCAAAATGGATCGACCGGCGCTGTACTGGTTGACAACATAATCGACGTCAATAGATTCAATTTTTCTGGCCATGTCTACAACCTTGAGACGGAACAAGGTCATTATACATGCAATGGCATTGTGACGCACAATTGCAAGTGCATCAGCGCGCCACGCCTGGACCTCAGCGGGCGCCAGGCGCAAGAGGATGCCGACGCCGACCAGTATTTTCTCAACCGATTATCCGAGCCTATCGCCGCGAAGATAATTGGCTCGCGCGACAAGCTGGCCAGAGTCCAGGCCGGCGAATCTGCGCTTGCAGTCCACAACGCCGGCTCAAACCCGGTTTATCGCATCGTCAACCTGGAGCAAGCCGCAAATGCCTATTCCTCAACCGGGCCCCGATGAGGGCCGCGATGATTTCATTGCCCGCTGCATGGCCAATCCGACCATGCGCGAAGACTTTAGCAACGTGGGCCAGCGCGCAGCCGTATGTTTTGAGAAGTGGAAAGAGGAGCGCGAGGAATATGGAGACGACCGAGACTAACCCTCAAGGAAGCAACGGATCGACATCAGCTTGTAGGTGTCGATGCGGTCCTCGTCGGTGACGGTCTCGATGTATCTTCCCTGGAGCGTCTTGAGCTTTTCCAGGATCTTGCCCTCAAGATCGAACAGCGACTCGTAGACCGACTCCAGGCCTTCGGAGTTGGCCACCGGCACGCCGAAGTAGACAAACGTCTCCGAGCTGCGATTGCCATATGGCCGCCCCGGCGTAATCCGGAACGGCACGATGCGGATCATCGGGTAGTCCTCGGGCGATAGATTGGCCTCGAGGCCGATCTTGCAGGACTTGACCCCTGGGATGGTGGCGAATGCGTCGCGTGCGGCTTCAAGCGCGGCGTTCATGCCCGCTCCAACGGCACGTTGAAGATCAGCGTATTGCCCGACTCGTCAGGCGTGGCGCCTCGAGCCTGGGCCAGCATGCTGTCGAACTCCTTGCGGTAGCTGGCCAGCTTGGCGGTGAACAGGTCTTCGGCGTCGGCCTGGTTCTCAAGGCACGCCAGAATGTAAGTCTTGAGCACCGCCAGCCGATTGCGCCAGGCCGTGGAAAATGTGCCTAGCAGATCAACCTCGTCAAACGCGCGCGTCTCGCGGTCCACGGTGCAGTACTTTGCCAAGTAAGCGTCGGGGTAGTTCAGAACTGTCATTGCTTGGCCATCCCTGTGCGCACGATGCGGTCAAATTGGCGCACGGCCTCGGTGGCAGCGCGCAGCAGGTAATTGTCACCGCGATACCCTGGGTGGTTCACGGACTTTGCGAAGAAGAACTTGCCGCCCGACGCCCAGCGCAGGGCTTTCTTGCGCTTTGGCAGGATCTTGTGCGGCCTGGTGCCGAGCAAGACAAACGCCGCGTATGGCGCGCGGTTGCGGTCATGCCCGATAGCGCGGCCGTCAGGAATTGCGCGGTTGTACAGGGCCTGGCGCAGCGTTCCCGTCTTGGTGTGCTTGTCCGCGCCGCGCTCGGCCTCGTCATACGCCACCTGCGCCATGTTGTTGATGACGTACTTCTCCAGCCCGACAGGAATAGCCGTCAGGCGATTGATGACGCTTTGGATGTCGCCGACCTGGACGCTGATGGCCATCACTTGCCCCCAAAGAACTTCGAACCGAACTGCACCATCGTGAAAACCAGGACCACCAAGCCCCAGACGCCGATGCCGCGGTTGATCCACATCTGCACGGTGCGATCTGTTTTGGCGACTGCCGTCTCGACAGCTGCAACGCGCTGCTCCACACGCCCGATCCGCTCGCCTTGATTGGCCTGGCGCTCCTCGACCAGAACCAGCTTCGTGATGGCCTCGGCCAGCTTGTCAACCTTGCCTTCAAGGCGTTTGAAGTCGTCGTCTGTCATGCCCATGTCCTGCTGGGGGTTTCGGGAAACACGCGGAAAGCCTCCAGCTCCGGGGCCTCAGCGGTGTGGCGCACGTTGACATGCCAGCCGGGGACAGCCTTCATCTCGGGCACCGGGCCTTCCGGGGTCTTCAGCGTCTTGCCCGTGGCCTTGTAGATTTGCCCAACGACATCCACCGCCGCGTACTTGGGCACCAGCACCGTCTCCACGATGTCACCATCGACGTTGGTCTGCTCGGTGAACAGCGCCGCGTTGGCCTCGGCTTCGTCGTTAAATTTCAGGAAGTAATCGGTGTACATGGGCACCTCGTTGAATGGGTCGAAGGGGTCGTAGGTCATGCTGTGATGGCCTGAATGTGCGGCGGCAATTCGCCTCTGCGGCGCATTCCAAGAACTTGCGACGGGTGAATACCTAAAGCCCGCGCAACGTCAGCTTGAATCATTCGCTCATCACCAACCTGATACCAGACATTTGTGCGCTGGTTGCGGGCTTGCTCGGATGTGGAAGCCCAGCGGCAGTTTTCTGGACTGTAATCTGCATTGACATCAATGCGGTCAAGCGTGTATCCGTCTGGCCGCTCACCCATGTCCGCAAAAAAGTTCTCAAACGAATCGCGCCACCTGTCGCACACCTTGATACCGCGTGCGCCGTAAGCATAGAAGCGATTGTTGTCCTCGTTGTAGCACCTGTCTTTCATGGTGCGCCACGAACGGTATGCGCCAGTTAGGTCATTACATGAAGCCGCGCCATGTTTGTAATTGACCTTTGCGATTTTTTCGTCCCGAAGGCAGCCGCATGACGTTGTATTTCCTGTCTGAAGATCAGAACCGTTCAAGGTAACTTCTTTGCCGCACTCACAAGCGCAGACAAACAGCGTCCGTCCTTTAAGTGGAACAATCCTGCTCTTGACCGTCAAACGGCCAAACAAGCGCCCAG